ATTCAATGGCATCAAAGGCGAAGCAGACTCAAAACAAGTCTACGTCCAAGTGCCATGCATGGAGATGTGGCAAGAGACCTGCCCAGTGCTGACAGAAGTACGCACCTGGTTCAAGGACAAGGCACTGGAAGACATGGGTCGCAAGTACTGGAAAAAACGCAGTTATATTTTCCAAGGTTTTGTGCGTGAGAATCCTCTTGCCGACGACAAGACTCCAGAGAATCCCATACGCAGATTCATCATTGGTCCGCAGATCTTTACACTTATCAAAGGTGCACTCATGGATCCAGAATTGGAAGAACTACCAACAGACTTGATGCGTGGCCTGGACTTCCGTATCAGCAAGACCAGCAAGGGTGGATTTGCTGACTACAACAGTTCAAAATGGGCACGCAAAGAGTCGGCACTAACCGAAGCCGAGCAAGCCGCAGTAGAAAAGCACGGCCTGTTTGATTTGAGCACGTTCTTGCCCAAGCGGCCCGGTGAAGCCGAAGTCAAGGTCATCAAAGAAATGTTCGAAGCGTCAGTAGATGGACAGACCTATGACACAGAACGGTGGGGACAGTATTTCCGCCCAGCGGGTGTAAATGCTCCTGCTGGTGGATCCGGTACTCCACAAGTAGATGAAGATGCGCCAGCACCTGCGGCCCGACCAGCTCCGGTGGTTTCAAGCAGTTTTGATGAAGATGATGCTCCGGTAGTGTCCACAGCACCAGTGGCGGCCAAACCCGCAACTCAAAAAGCCGAAGACATCTTGGCCATGATCAGGGCACGTCAAAAAGTCTGATCGATGCTGTCGCATCTAGACTGTATTATTTTTCCAGACCGCTGTGAGGTAATAGAAATCATACCATCACAGCGGTATGTGTATCCTATATTTAAAAACGGGCAATCTAGCTTGTTGGCCGCAACCAAACAGAACAAATGGAATATTTTCCTAAACGAAAAAATTAAAAAAATCAACAGTATAGATGTATTTGTTAGAGATCCGGTAGAACGCTTGGCATCTGGAATCAGTAGTTTTATTCAAACAACAGTGAGAGATCATCCAGACCTTGATGCTCACACAGTGAATTGGTTTGCAGAAAATTATCTTTATCTTAATCGACACTATGCTCCACAATTTTCATGGATGGTCAATCTGGCTCGATACATGAATCCTGAATGTGTGTTAAATTTTTTAGGCATGGATGATCTTGAAACAGTGACAGATCTCCATCAACAACCGTTCAAAAAACTAGAAATAAATACGCAGATACCCAGCAACGAGATGTATCAACGCATGGACCAAGTGCTAGTAGACAGCATCGGGACTTCAATGACTTTTGCTCAACTTTTAAAACACATTCACCACAAAGATGCACATGCCTATGACTGGGTGGTTGGCCGCAGCCAACGTATCCTGACACCAATTTATGTATTGTCCTAGACTTGATCATTTTGTGAGATTTAATCACAACGGCACTGTGAGCCGTTGTGGTCACATGATTGATGCCCCACAATTTGATACACTAGACGACATGGAGTCCAGTGAGTGGCTTGCAGAAGTCAAGTCTGCCAACACCGCAACTGAATGTGCAAGATGTATTCAAACAGAAACAGTCAATGGCACCAGCATAAGACTTAATGCGATTGAGTTTGACAAACAACAAACACGTCACGACTACTTGATTGTTGGAGGAGTATTAGACAATATTTGCAACAGTGCTTGTTTGACCTGCAATCAGAATTTAAGTACTAAAATAGGTAGTCTAAAAAGCAAAACATATCCCATTGTGGACAACAGCAATGCATTTTGGAAATTACCATTGGCCCGTGTGGTCCATTTGGATATAAATGGCGGCGAACCTAGTGCAAGTAAAAATTATAGACACTTGTTACAAAACATTCCTTCAGGAGTGAATAGTGTCAGAATTAATACCAATTGCGGAATAGTAATATCTGAAATAGAAGAATTACAAAAACGTGGAATCCACGTCACAGTGACTGTGAGTTTAGATGGAATTGGAGAGGTACATGATCTAGTGCGCTGGCCTATTAAATGGGATCGGTTTGTTAACAACTTATTGATCTATAAAAATATGGGTATCCAGGAACTAAATACCTGGACAACAGTTAGCGCACTAAACATTGGTGACTTACCTAACATTTTTAACTTTGTCAAACAACATGATATTTTACATTCATGGGCATTTTTAGTTACCCCCGATCCGTTGAATGTAAAATATACAAACACTATGACGTCACCGTTTAAGGACATTGTCCCAGGGCAAGTGGCGGTTGATAGAAACAATCAAACAGAAATTGATAGCTATATGCTCGAACAACACAAATTAAGAGGAATTCAATGAGCAACCAATGTTATCGAGTGTTAGACTGTGCAAATTATAAAGTGATCAATCAGGATCTATTAGATTACGTACATAGATATACTACAATTACTACTAAATCTGACACTTACCAGTATGCAAACTTTCCTGACAAGTTTGAACATAACATTGTGCATTTTGTTGCTGCTAATCCAAAATTAGTTGCCTGGTTGAAAACCATGCATTTGTCATTGAGAGATGTATATTTTACTCTAGCCTGGCAAGTTGATAGCCTTCCTAAATACCCTGAATCCAGTTGTCCTATACATATAGATAAGCCACCAGTGTATTGGAAATTAAATTGGCCTATACTGAATATGGAAAAAACTTGTGTTAGATTTTACAAGCCCAAAGATACAAATGTAGATATCAATGCATTGGTTGAACGCACGGGCGACCCGAATAGCAAGGATAAAGACTGCTATTTGTTGCAGTATGCAGATTTTTATGAAGTCAACAGACACGATTTTGCAAAAAATCAACCAATTCTTATGAACGGACAAGTCGCACATGACATTGGATTTTATGATAATCCTGTGTTTCCAAGAATAGGGTTGCAAGGAATGTTCTTCAAAGAACCAACTCATTTATTGTGAAGATAGCAATTACTGGAGGAACTGCTGGCATAGGTCAAGCACTAGGTAACAAATACGAAAGTCTCGGGCACGAAGTTTTGAGACTGAGTCGCCGAACAGGACACAACATACGTGTGATACCTAAAATTGCAGATCAAATTGAACCTTGTGATGTGTTTGTTAACAACGCACAAGCAGGATATGCACAAACCGAATTGTTGTTTGAAATGACAAAACGCTGGTCGGGCACTGGCAAACGTATCATGGTTATCAGCACCATGATGACTCAAGATCCTTTGAGTGTGTTGCCAGGACTTGACATGACAGCATATCGTGTGCAAAAAGTGGCACTTGAAGAAGCAGTAAAACAAATAAGATACCGCCGCCCAGGGGTTAAAATTACTATAGTTCGGCCAGGTGACATTGCTACTAGTGTTGATAAAAAAGTTCCGCCTTCAGCTGATGTAGATGTCTGGGCCGGAGTATTAGTAACCACACTAGAAATGGCGCAGGCCAACGGACTTGTTATACCAGAAATCTCTTTGGGACCAGCCTGGTAATGACACCTAAAGAAATGCTAACCAATCCGTACTTTTGTCCCATGCCTTGGACTGGCCTAATGTACAATTTCAACGGTGAAGTTAAAAACTGTATCCGCAGTGCTGGACCACTCGGCGATATCAAGCATCAGACAATTGATCAAATTTTAGTTGACAACAATCGACCTAGACAACAACAAATCATTGACCAACAGCCGGTGCCAACTTGTCATACTTGTTATGATTTAGAACGTGGTAAACGAGGATTTGACATTATCAGTGATAGAATTTTTTACATACGAGAATTTAAACAGACACCACTCGACACCTATCAAGTTAATAATTTTCATTTACAAACCATTGATGTTCGCTGGACTAACCTGTGCAATTTTGCCTGCGTGTATTGTGGACCCGAGTTTAGCAGTAAGTGGGTCAACGAACTAAATGTGTCAGTTGAAAAACCATCTGAACAACAACTCAGTGACTTCAAGGAATATATATTCAAAAATGCCAAGCAATTAAAACATGTATATCTTGCCGGCGGTGAGCCATTGTTGATGCGTGAGAATCTTGAGTTACTTGGAGAACTAGATCCTGACGTAAATCTTAGGA